GTTTTCGCTTGAGGTCTAGTGATACCTGCGGCATCTGCATTCTTCTGATGGATGTCACCATTCAAAAGCTCCTCTGTCCACTCCTCATCCTGCATGTAGTGTGCAAGACATCTTAATTCAATCCCTGCAAGATCCGTGCCAACTAGTACATGATCATCTTCTACAGTCCATAAGGAACGAATCTCTTGACCGTATGGTTTGTTCACTGACGGAACCTGTCCCATATTGGGATTACGGTGAGTCATTCGCCCTGTCACTGCTCCGTTTGTAATAATACCTCCGTGTACTCTACCATCTTCTTTCACATGTTTCAACCATGAATCTATCATTGCAACACGTTTCTGTATCATTAAATATTCTGCGATCATGTTAGCTTCCGGGATGTCTACAGTTTCTAGTGTAGATTCATCGACAATTGGTTGACCTTTCTCTGTACGCTTTGTAGGTTTCCACCCAAGATCCATCAGGCGTTCACCGATCTGCTTTCTAGATGCAAGATTAAAGATTGTAACCTTATCTTTTAATCGCTTCTGTGTTTTCTCAGAATATCTTTCCTCCACAATCGGTGGAAAAACAGACTGCACCGTGTCCTCCAGTACACCCATTCGATCTGACAGCGTAGCTTTAAGAAGTGTAGCCGCAGGGATATCCAATTTAAAACCGTTTTCCTCTTGCTTCTTACAAATGACAGCGATTTCATGTTCGATCTTAATGCTCTTATCAGAATCTTTCCATCCGCTAAGCTCACCCATAATAAAGCGATAAACATCAACGGTAAGCGCAACATCTTGTTTACAGTATTGCACCATTTCATCTGACAATCCACTATCATAGTCCTCAAAATCTATCTTCTGATTCTTCAGAGCCAGTCCCCATGCCTTGAGGCTGTGTCCTCCTTCTCGCTGTGGATTCAGAAGTCTTGAAAGAAGTAATGTGTCTACCGCTTTCGATTTCGGAATCCCAATATTCCAAAGCTTCCTTAACACCGGTGCATCGAAACCGATTATATTGTGTCCGATTATTTGATCGTATTCCTTTACCAACGGAGCAAGTGTTGATGGCTCTGTATGACATATTTGCTCTCCTGTCTCAACATCCTGAGTCACTGCACACCAAATTGTACTGTGTGTGCTGTTTGTCTCGATGTCCACTACCATTTGTTTCATGCGTATGTCCTACAAAATAACATTTACGTGTGTCTGGATTAAAGGCTAAGACTACCACACCTAATTCTTTCTGTAAAGGTGTTAGATGACTTTTATAGTCTAATTTATCTCTACGATGATCAATCTTTAAGGTCTTCACATCAATTAAGGTGATTGTACCAGAAGGTGACATAGCAATCAAGTCTACAGCACCTGTACAGCCACAATTATGAAAGACTTCAAACCCATTATCCCATAGCCAAGTGACTGCGTAGTATTCTGCAAAGTCTCCTTTCCTATTTGGGTTGTGTTCTATGTTCATAACGCTTCCTCGTCAATCTCACGCATTCTACCGGTATCGTGATTATAAAGCAATGAGCATCCTTTCCCGGTAATCCCGGAGAATCTATTCTTTAATACACGTACCCGTGTTGTGTTACGTTCTGTTTGATCGTCTGCCTGACCATTACGTTCTAGGCCAAGCACCATATCTGATAACTGTGCAATACTACCAGATCCACGCAATTGTGCAAGCGATGTTGCCGCACCTTCTTCATGTCCTTTAGTATCAGGGCGCTTGAGATGTGATACACAAACCAAACTGATTCCTGTTTCTTGAACAAGCATTCTGAGCTTGGTCATGATCTCGTCTATGGCTTTTCTTTCATCCCCATTAGACTGAGCAGAAACAATGATGCTGATATGATCAACAAACACATACCTACATCCAACGACTTTGGCAAGGTAGCGAACACGATTGATGATATTATCAACATCAGTGGAACCGAAATGATCAAAGAGATACACACGATCTGTGCCAAGTGTTTGATTAAATGCATCATCTTTTTCCTTCTGAGTTGCTACAATGTCTGGTAGATGTAATGGCTTATCTGCCGCCAGAGACATCAGAGACAATCCAGTACGTCTGGTAGACTCTTCCAAGAACATTAAACCGATGTTGGACTCAGTATTCTGTAAAATATGCCATACAATCTCACGAACAAACTGAGACTTACCTAAACCTGAGCCTGCAGTAATGGTGACTAATTCACCCTGACGGAGGCCATAGGTCAAAGCATTGAGTCCATCAAATGGATACATCACATCTGCTTTCTCAATCGGCTTCATCACTGAGTCATAGAGACTTGAGCCTGCCACAATACCATCTGGAGTCCATCTTTCTGCTCTCCAAAAGTTATTGACAAAATCTGATGCACGATTATCTACAAGATATTCATTAGCATCTTTGAGTCCATTGACAGGAACCATACACTTTGCTTTGTGACTAAATAGTTCTGCACATTGTGCTTGAGCTTCTAATCCTACAGCATCATTATCAAAGTGGAAGATGATATTCTCAAATGTATCTAACCAATCATAATTGGCTTTGCAATCCTTCAGAGCAGATTGTGCTCCATTCCTTACAGAAACACATGCAATAGGATACTTATCATTTCCAAGCATCTGATAGGCAGACATTGCATCAAATTCACCTTCAGTAACTAAAACATATTTACCTCCGGAATTGAATCTCTCTTGACCAAATAGCTCTGGATTATCTTTCCATTCACCTTCAATAGCAAAGTTCTTTTCACCTTTAATGCGTACCTTTGCAGAGGAACCAATAGGAAATACTAGGTCTTCACCTCGATATCCTACACCGTATCTCTCACAGGTCTGCACTCCTATCTTCCTATCCCTAATATCACGATAGATTAGGCTCTGAGAGCTACGTAGAGGCTCTGTACTGGACGATCTAGTTGGTAGTGATATCACCCTACCAGAATCCTCTTCTTTAGCTCTATGCCCGCATTTAAAACAATGACCAAAGCCACCATCGTCGATTCCATAGCCTCGACTACTGTGACACTCTGGACATTCTAGATTGTATTTAACGAATGCCATCACAAGCTTCCTAAATAATATTCCAATTTTGTCTTTGCATGCTTAATCGACGTAGATATCTGATCAAGCTCTTCACTCTCTACATCACCTGTATCGTTGATATATTCGCATGCACTATTGAGTTTTTCAAGTGCTCTCTCAAGCAATGGTGTCATTGCTCTCCCTGTTCTGACATCAATCTTCATCCATGCACTCCGTGATCAAGTCATTACCAAGTAGCTGTGCGGCTGTGTTCACACGCTTGCGCAGATAATCCATTCGATTCTCTTGAAGATGACAAAATTCTGAGATCTTCTGTACAGACTCTGTGCCGATTGTGAGCTTTGATAGATACTCTTCAAGCTGTTCGATGTTATAGATGTTTTCCATTATGATGGCTCCTTTAGCTCATTCAGATATTCTTGGTATCGAGCTTCAACGTCAACACCGAATAGTGAGAAGTATATTGACTCCACTGCCAGTTTGTCAAGCTCTTTCACTCGATGGATCTCTTCGATGATCTCCTCGATGCAGAACTTCAATGCCTCATCGTAGTCGTCATCACATCCAGTTTGTTTGTCAATCATGACATCAATATCCTTTTTAGTTCGGCTATAGTTTTATTTGTCCAAGCACTGAGTTGCTTCAGTGTGATGTGTGGGTTACTGTCGTAGAGTTCACAGATCTCTTGGTTAGTCATGTTATTCACTCCATTCCATCAACTAAACGCTGAACCAATACATCTGTGTATTGAGTCAAGCAACCATCCACTGCAACTTTTAAGTCCTGTACAGTGTCATCTGCGACTGTACCAAAGAAATCATCTTCTGTCGAGTATTCTTTGATTCTTTTATCCAGTGCCCTGACTAGAGTTACTGTGCTTACGTTGTCCATGCTTTAATTGCCTCTTCTAGGTCATTACAATAGAAACCTGCTACTGCAGGCTTACCTTCCTTTGGTTCAAGCGATTCAGCAATACTCTTGAATCTACTGTATCCAAATGTGTCCCCGATCATATCAGCTTCTTCAGCGAGAAACAATGCCCATTGATAGGCTGATTCACCTGTTAAGCCTCCCATGAACTTCTCACGCTGTACTGAAGGAAGTTTACCACTCATATCATATATCCTATCTGTCTATATAGTATCTATTTATTAAGTTATTACAGTAATAATAATTAGATATACATTAATAAACCAATAACATAGTAACTAGTTATCTATATAGTATATCTATATAGTTAAGAGTAATCTGTTTTATCTGCTATGTCAAGATAACTATTGATATCTAAAATATCATTAAAATCAACATCTTCTGAGTCATTGCTAATAGTAGAGTAACAATGGTTACAAAGATCTATGAACTCTCCAGTGATCTGTGACTTTCTTGTAGCCTCTGAATCATTCAGTTCCATGTTGCAAGCTAAACATCTCATAATATATTTCTCCATCTGCTTCATATTAAAATATAGATCTGCCTTATGTCAAATCAAATCTATGATCTGCTTGATAAAATACTAGATCTGCTTGATAACTTTAGCACATGTAGATGTCAAATGCAAATAAGAATCATTCGCATTCGCAAATCGTTCGCATTTACAACCGCAAATAAGAATCATTCGCAAATGCAAATGAGAATCATTTACAAATAGGAATCATTCGCACAATGCAAACCATTCGCATCGGTGAATCATTCGCATTGTAATAAAATTTCAGCAGCCTAAAAATTGGCATGGTTTATGCATTAGCAAAATTCGTGCCAAAATTCAAATTCAGACGCAAAATATGCGCATATAATTAGTCGTAGTCCTTAGAGCGATTTTAAGCGCCTCTGAGAGCCGATAGCGTGAAACCGGTACACTAGCATTAAAAAAAATAGATCGTCGATTTAGGTTTTTTGGCATGGTTGTTGCTACGTGTGCGCATGCGCATATAAAGGTCGAAACCATATAACCAAATGATATAGTGATATAACAAAATAGTCTTAGACTTTAAAATTTAGGTATGGTGTAATTACTACATCGGCTGGCATCAAGGCCTACCGATTAACTTAAACCAAAACAGGACTATGAACATGAAAAATATTATTCGGACTACAATTGAGTTTTTCAAGTATAACAAAGAAGAACGCATTGCTCGCTATATGGTGCGCCAATATTGGCCAACCTTGGACGTACAATTCGCCAAAGAGAAAAACGGTACGGTTCGGTTTTATACCGATAGACTAGGCCTGCAGGGTTTCTATCGTATTCGCAAAAATAAAATGCGTCCGATAGCTGGCGAAGCTTACGATAGTTTCTCACAAATTCACTGCGGCCTAATCACTATCGCTGTTGAAGCGCCCAAAGGTAGGGACATTTGGAACTTTAGCGTAAGCGCTGAGAAGTAATTTCAACCACGGGAGCGCCCTAGCAATAGGGCGTTTTTTATCATGATAGAATCACAAGCTTTCGGAATCGATAATGGTGCAATGTTTCTTATTATCGTTTTTGGTTTAATCGGTCTTTATAGTATGGTGACAAAATGAGTTTCAAAACAGTAAACCCAAAGATTAACGCATATACCCAAACAAGCGCTGACAATAACGCCGACATGGTTATGATGGTTGTTTTATCGATTCAGCAACCATGGCATGCCATAGGCGACCAAATGCGAGACTATAAAGCTTTAGGCGCTGATAGTCGTTTCGTCTGGGGCAACAAGCGCAAAACCTTTGAGTGGTTGCAGGACAATAAAGAAGCGCTTTACCGGGATGCAATGGACGCTAACAATATCAAACTTGGTAAATATCGTGACCGAGCGCTAATGGATGCGTTTTTACAGGTTCCCGGTTTAGGTCTTGCTAAAGCAGGCTTTTGTTGTCAGCTATTCGCCGGGCGTGTTGGGTGTATAGACGTTCACAATTTACGCCGATTGAATATAGCGCCTAGTGTCTTGAATATGTCGAAATCCGTCCAAGTTGAAACAAGACATAAAAAGATTGACGCATATGTTAGCGCATGCAAACAACGCCGGGTTTCTTGGTTATGGGATACATGGTGTAACCTAATCGCAAAGAAAGACCCTAAACGATGGGTAGATGGTGAACATGTTAGCGCTGTTCACTATGATTACTTGGTGCAATGATGGTGAACATTATAGACGATATTATAGACTTCATCGTTGAATTGTTATTCCATTAATCGAATCCCGGTCTAATCAACCGGGTTTTTTTTTGTCTCGGTTTAGGCCTTCACCAATCCAACCTTATAGGGTACTATATCGGCCCATCTACTTTCAAGTCTTTACAGTCTATATTATCTTAGACCATGGTATAATAACGTAGCCTTCAAAGTTGGCATAGATCTTGCTAGACTTTACAGCCTATGTCGATTGGCATAGTCTATGCAATAGCAAATATCATGCCAACCTTTGATGGCCTATGAAGTTGGCATAGTCTATGCAATAGCAAGGATCGTGCCAAGTCTTCAAAGTCAATGCAAATCGTAATCGTAATGCAAATGATTCGCATTCAGCCGACTTTGATACTATTTAGGCCTACGCCATTATTTTAGGCCGGGAGCGTCTTTTTAGTCGTCAACATCATCGTAGTTACTTCATAGACTTGCAAGAGACTAAAATTAGAAAAAAATGCATAATTATGAAAAAAATACAAAGACTATACAGTCTTTACAACTTTTTGATAACTTTACAGATTCTGTTCTGAAGCAATCTTAGTATAATAGACTAAAAAAGGCTTGCATTTGCTTGATTTAAATGATAAACTATTACTATAAGATGGAGAAACCATGCAGAGTCCCATGACAGAGACAATAGAACCTAAAAGAAAACGTGGTAGACCACGAAAGACAGAGGTAGAAGCCAAGAAAAGAGGCAATAGAGGCGTTGTAGGCCGTCCACCGGGCGATGCCGCACGTATTAACGAGTTCAAAGCTCGTTTATTAGCCACGTCAGGCGACAAAGTAATTAACAAGATTATCCATATTGCTTTAAATGATGAACATCCCGGCCAAATGGCGGCATTAAAGATGTGTATGGATAGAGTATTACCGATGTCTTATTTTGAAAAGGATAAAATGTCTCAAGGTAAGAGTGCTGTGAATATCACAATTACCGGTGTTAACGGAGACACTAAGATAGTTGGCTCTGAAGAAGACATTATCGATATAACACCGGAGGATTAATGATAAAACCTGAACTACTTGACACAATCAAAGAAGACCTTATCCGACATGAAGGATATGTGACTTCAATTTATTTGGATTCTGAGAACTTACCAACTTTTGGTATCGGTCACTTGGTCACTGAGCAGGATATAGAATTTTCTTGGCCTGTAGGAACACCAGTGACTGACGAAAGGATCTTAAATGTTTTTGCTGAAGACTGCAATGATGCCTATACAGACGCATGTGCAGTTTTCTTAAATCTTGAAAGCCATCCTGATGACGTTATTCGTGTCTGTGTGAATATGGCATTCAATCTTGGACGTAATAGACTCAGTAAATTTAAAAAAATGATTACTGCAGTCAATGAAGGCAACTACGATACAGCCGCTGATGAAATGGTAGATAGTAAATGGTATCGTCAAGTAAAGAGGCGTGGTGTAGAACTGGTTGATCTTATGAGGTCTGTCCCAGTTGGATCTTAATATTGAGTTGCTTCCTTGGCAACAAGATGTTTTTGAAACTGATGTTCGTTTTAAAAT